TATACTTTCAATTCTGGAGTTACAGCTTCAGTAACATTAGAAGGAGGAGGTGACATAGCCTCAGCAGGGCCAGTTACAGTTACAGCATGATTAAAAAAATAAAAAATTTTATAGCTAATTTATTTGGTATTAAACAATGCGGATGTCCTGAGAAGGATGAACATCTTCAATTATACGAAGATCCAGCAGAACCAGAAACACCTATGTATACAGATGTTGATGGTAAAGCAGTAAAATGGGAATGTGGGACACATAATAGATACAAAAAAAGCTGTCCTATTTGTAGAGATATAGCAGGAGTAGCATAATGGCAGGAATTAGTTATTCAGGATTAGTTACACAAATTAGAAACTACACAGAAGTAGATTCAAATGTTTTAACTGCAGATCAATTAGAAAATATTATATTAAATGCACAATATAGAATTATGAGAGATGTTCCTATTGATGCAGATAGAAAACAACAATTAGGTAATTTTGCTGCTGGACAAGAATCTATAAACGCTCCAGCAGGATGTCTATTTATTAGAGCTATACAAGTTTACAGTACAGCTGGATCAGAAACTACAGGAGCTAATAAATATTTAGAAAAAAAAGATATAACATATCTTCAAGAGTATCAGGATGTAACCGGAACCTCCGCTGCTCAAGGTCAACCTAAATATTATGCTATGTTTGGAGGAGCGACTGGAGATTCAGATACTACATCAGGACGTATTATTGTAGCCCCGGTTCCAAATACCACTTATAGATATAAAGTTCATTTTAACAAAATGCCAGCTACTTTAGCTTCAGATAATACTACTAATTATATTAGTCTTAATTTTCCAAATGGATTATTATATTGTTGTTTATCAGAAACTTACGGCTTTTTAAAAGGCCCGATAGACATGTTGACTTTATATGAAAATAAATATAAACAAGAAGTACAAAAGTTTGCTAATGAGCAAGTCGGTAGAAGACGAAGAGATGACTACACAGATGGCACTGTTCGAATACCGGTCAACTCAGTAAACCCGTAGGAGATTAAATTATGGCAATAACATCGGCAATATGTTCAAGTTTTAAACAAGAACTTTTACAAGGAAAACACAGTTTTGAATCATCAGGTGGTCATACTTTTAAATTAGCATTATTTACAAGTTCAGCATCTTTAGGTGCAGGTACAACCGATTACTCAACTTCTAATGAAATTACAAATACATCTGGAACTGCTTATACTGCAGGTGGTGCAACTTTAACTAACACAGGAGTTGGATTAACAAGCACAACTGCATTTACAGATTTTGGCGATGTAACATACAACTCAGCTTCTTTCACTGCAAATGGTGCAATGATATATAATACAACAACAAACGGTGGTTCAAGTACAACTGATGCTGTTGCAATTATTGCATTTGGTGGTGACAAAACAGCTAGTAATGGAACTTTTAAAATAGAGTTTCCTACAAACGACGCTACAGCAGCAATAATCAGATTAGCTTAGGAGGTCGACCATGTCGACAACTTCAGGATGGGGCAGGTTTACCTGGGGCCAAGCCAATTGGAATGAATCTACAACTTTTAAAACTGGTTGGGGTGCACAATCTTGGAGTGGTGAAGGTGGCTGGGGAGATCTTTCTGATCAAACAATCACATTAACTGGTATATCAATTACATCTAGTTTAGGGACAATTTCAGTTCCTGATGTTATCATAGGTTTAACTGGTCAAGAAATTACATCTTCACAAGGTGAAGGTTTTGTTCCTGTAGTAATAGAAACTAGTTTATCAACTTCTTTATCTGTTGGATCTATATCTCCTATAGATATGACAGTAGGACTTTCAGATCAGTCTATGACTGCATCTTTAGGAACTCCCGCTGTTGCTGATGTTGTTGGTTTAACAGGTTTAGATATAACTTCAACACAAGGAACCGTAACAATACCAAATGATACAGTTCAACCTTCTGGTCAATCAATAACAGTATCACAAGGAACTGCAACTGGGACTTCTTCACAAGAAACCTCTTTAACAGGTCAAGAAATTACATCCACTTTAGGAACAATAAATGTTCCAAATGATACGGTTCAAATATCTGGTTTTGATTTAACATTAGGTCAAGGATCTATTATAGGATTAGGTGGTGCTTTAGTACAACCAAATCCTTTTGTTTTAACATCTAGTGTGGGTTCTTTGACAGTTGAAGAAGGTCTAGGACTAACTGGTCAATCGTTTAGTGCTAGTCTTGGAAGTATTTCTCCTGTAGATATGCAGGTTGGATTAACTGGTCAATCAGCAACTTTAAGTGTAGGAGGGGTGAATATCTTCGCATATGCTGATGTTGACACTGGATCAAATACATCTTATAGTAATGTTTCAACAGGTTCGAATACATCATATTCGAATGTTGCAACTGGATCAAATACAAGTTATAGTGACGCTGCATAGGAGATAATTTATGGCATCAACATTTACACCTTTAGGTGTCGAACTTCAAGCAACTGGTGAAAACGCCGGTACATGGGGAACAAAAACTAATACTAATTTAAGTATCATTGAACAGATAGCTGGTGGTTTTACAACTCAAGCAGTGTCAGATTCAGGCGATACAGATCTTTCAGTATCTGATGGTTCAACTGGTGCAACTCTTGCACACAGAATGATAGAGTTCACAGGAACACTTACAGCATCACGAAATGTTACAATACCAACAGATGTACAAAATTTTTATATTTTAAAAAATTCAACTTCAGGATCACAAAACGTAGTATTTAAATATGATGGAACTGGAACAGGAACTTCTGCTACAGTACCTAATGGTAAAGTAGTTTTAGCACTTGCTCAAGGTGAAGCCTCTAATCCTAATGTAACACTACAAGAATTTGGTGGAGATGTTGTTGATGATACTACACCACAATTAGGTGGTAACTTAGATACAAACTCTTTCATGATAGATTTTGATGATGCTCACGGTGTTAGAGACGATTCTGGAAATGAACAATTAATTTTTGAAAAAACTGGATCTGCAGTTAATCATATTGATATAACAAATGCTGCAACAGGTGCTGGTGCACAAATTGGTGCAGTTGGTGATGATACTAATATTAGCTTAAGATTAAGACCAAAAGCAACTGGTAACATAGAGGTTATGGGTGCTACAAACCCAGGAACTGTGCAACTTAATTGTGAAGATAACTCCCACGGGATTAAGCTACAGTCACCTGCACATAGTTCTGGGCAAAGCTATACGATTAAATTTCCCACATCAAATATTACAGCAGGTACATTTTTAAAGGTAGATAGCATTACAGGATCAGGAGCAACGGCAGTTGGTCAATTATCCTTTGATTCTTCACCAGCAACAACAGGAAAAGCTATTGCAATGGCAATCGTTTTCGGATAAAAGGAGTAAATTATGGCAAACCCAAATATAGTAAACGTAACATCGATTGTAGGTGGTAATCTTGGATTTAATTTATCTGCTACTGCAACTGATACTTTAATGACAGTTGATTCAGACAAAATTGTAAAAATAAATAGAATAACAGTTGCAAATGTTGATGGAACAAATGCAGCAACAGTAGATTTATTTGTTGATGGTTTAACAACTGCTGGAGCATCCGGTATTACAGCAAACGGTGCTGATGCAACAGTTTACTTAGCAAAAACAGTTTCGGTGCCAGCTGATGCAACATTAGTTCTTTCAGACACGCCTATCTATTTAATGGAAGGTGACATTTTAAAAGGTGGAGCTAGCGCTGCTTCAGACTTAGATTTATTTATATCGTACGAAGTGTTAGACGACGCATAGGAGGTTTAGATTATGGCTGGAAATGGCGGAATAATTGGACCAACTAATACTGTAAAACCTTTACAAGCTGAAGTCATTACAACAAAAACTTCATCAGGATCTTTAACATTACAAGCAAACACAACTGAAATCACTGCGGTTATGGTTGCAGGTGGTGGCGGTGGTGGTAGAAAAGCATCAGGTGGAGGTGGTGGCGGTGGTTTAAGAAATATTCCAATAGCAACAACAGGTGGATCTTCAATTCCAATTACAGTTGGTGGTGGCGGTGGTGGTTCAAGCTCACTTCCAGCAAAAGGAACCTCGGGTTCCGATAGTTCAATTGTAGCAAAATCTGTTACTTATACTTCTGCAGGTGGTGGAGGCGGAGCTAGTGATAGTAATACTGAAGGTATTGCAGGTGGTTCAGGTGGTGGTTCTGCAAATAATAATAATACTTTAGCAGCTGGTAATACACCCCCAGTTAGTCCGCCTCAAGGAAATCCAGGTGGAAGATCACAAGACTGTTCCACAGGAGGTCCTGGTGGAAATGTTGGTGGTGGCGGCGGAGGTGCTGGTAGCGCTGGAGGTAATCCTCCAGGCCCCTCAGTATCAGGCACTGGTGGAAGTGGACTGGACGTAAGTCCTACTTTTCCGAGCGCGCCTAATTCAGGAGTTTATGCCGGTGGTGGTGGAGGTGGAGGAAATAGCACTACTGCAGGAAATGGTGGCCCAGGTGGCGGTGGAAATGGAAGTGGTCCAGGATCAGGAGTTGCAGGAACAGGAAACACTGGTGGTGGAGGTGGTGGCGCTGGTTCAAGTGGAACAGGTGGATCTGGTGGATCAGGAATAGTTTTAATTAAAGAGCCTTTTTTAAGTAAAAGTGCATCAGGTGTTTGGGACATGAACACAGTTTATGATTTAGTTAAAGAAGGTGAGTGGGGAGAATTTAACGTTCAAACTTATAGTTTAAATTATTTAGTAGTCGCTGGTGGTGGCGGTGGTGGTACAAGATATTCTGCTTCAGGAAATGAAGATGGTGGTGGAGGTGGAGCTGGAGGTTATAGAGCTTCTGGTTTTGGTCCAAGTCCATTACAAGGATCAGCATTATCTTTCACTAACGTAGTTCAAGGATTAAGTTATGTTGTTACAGTTGGAGCTGGTGGAAGTGGAGCATCTTTTCCTGGTGGTTGTGCTGCAAATGGAACAAATTCAATATTTAATGCTTGTGGAGCAGCGCCTTTAAAAATAGAATCAACAGGTGGTGGTAGTGGTGGAACTCATGGTGGTGGTCATGGTGGAGATGATGGAGGATCAGGTGGTGGTGGTACAGCTGGAAGTTCTGGTGGATCAGGTAATACGCCTCCTGTAAGTCCGCCACAAGGTAATGATGGAGGTACAGCACCAGGAGGAGCACACGGTGGTGGTGGAGGTGGAGCTACTGGAGCAGGTGGAAATTGTGGACCTGCAGGAGCAGGCGCACCTAATGATATTACAGGTTCAGCAATAACATATGCAGTCGGTGGAACCGGAGGCGCATGTGGAGCAGCCGGAACAACAAATAGAGGAAATGGTGGTGATGGTAGAGGAAATAATAATCCATCAGGAGCTGGTGGACCAGGAACCGTAATTATTCGTGGACCAAGTGGTGTAACTTTTGCTGTGGCACCTGGAAGTAATTCAACATCTACACATCCTGGTGGAGAAAAAATAGCTACATTTACAGTATCAGGAACGTTGACTGTAAGTTAAAAATAACTTATAAATTAGGAGGATAAAAATATGGCACACTTTGCAGAAATAAAACAAGAAACAGACGAATTCGATAGCTCAAAACAAAATTGGGTAGTTCAAAGAGTTGTAGTTGTAGGTAATGATATATCTACAGCAGCAGGATTATTAGGAGAAAATGATATGCACGTTGATGGTGAAACATGGTGTGTTAATTTTTTTAAAGGTGGAACTTGGAAACAAACTTCTTATAATAGTAATTTTAGAAAACAATACGCAGGAATCGGATACACATACGATTACTCAAAAGACAAATTTTTAGCACCACAACCTCATGCATCATGGTCATTAGATGCAAGTGATGATTGGCAAGCACCAATAACTTATCCAACTATTTTAAATGATGGTGAAGATCCAAGTGTTTGGAGTTATAATATTTATTGGAACGAAACAAAATACAATGCTGACAACACTAAAGGTTGGCAAGCAACTAAATCAAACGACGAAGCGGAAACACCAACAGTTTACGATTGGAATGGCACAACTTGGGTGTCCGCATAGGAGGACACAATGCCAAGAAGTAAATCTGGCTCATCAAATGGTGGCGTACTAGGGGTTTCTAATAAATCCTCTTTTGGAAAAAATACTGTTACATCCAAAACATCTTCAGGAGATATTACATTACAATCAGGAACTCGTGTTGTTGATGCTGTAATAGTAGCAGGTGGTGGTGCTGGTGGTAATTCAGGTTATGGAGCTGGAGGCGGTGGTGGTGCTGGAGGAGTTTTACAACAATGTAGTTTATCAGCGTGTAGTTCAATCCCAGTAACAATTGGAGCTGGCGCATCAGCTGCTCCATCATCTTGCACTGCAACACCCTCTGATAGATCTGGAAGTAACACAACATTAACTATAGGATGCACAACTTACACAGCAACTGGTGGAGGGTCTGGTGGTGGTCAAGGTTCTGGTGATGGATCTGGAACACCAACAAGTGGAAAACCAGGAGGATCTGGCGGAGGTTCAGGTGCTGCAGCTGGTGGTGATGAAGCTGGAGGAACAGGAACTTCAAGTCAGGGTAATGCTGGTGGAGTAGGTGCTTCTGCTCCAGGCAACAATGACCATGGTGGTGGCGGTGGCGGAAAAGCAGCTGTTGGAGGAAATTCACCAGGAAGTGCTGGAGGAGTTGGTGGAGCAGGAACAGATTTTAGTCCTTCATTTCCAGGAGCAACAAACTGCGCTACATACGGTGGTGGCGGTGGCGGAGGTGGTAGAGGAACACCATCTCGACCTTCTGGAGGAACTGGCGGTGGTGGTGGCGGTGGTTCAAACCCAGCAGGAGCTGGAGAAGCTGGAACTGCAAATTCAGGCGGTGGCGGTGGTGGTGCAGTAAATAATCCATCTGCAAACGCATCAGGTGCTGGTGGCTCTGGTATAGTGGTAATTAAAGAATTAAACAAAGCAAGTGGTGTGTGGTCAATGCAAAGTCAATTTCAAGCCAAGTCTCAAGGAACATGGCCTAAACCATCTTTCTCAATAAACTATTTAGTAATCGCTGGTGGTGGAGGCGGTGGAGGCGGTAGTTCACCTGACTTCTCTGCTGGTGGTGGAGGTGGAGCTGGTGGTTACAGACATACTACAGGTGATTTATTTGCAGGTGGAACATTTGCAGTGGTAATTGGTGCAGGTGGAACTGGAAGACACGTTTCAACTTGTACAGGTTGTGGATCTGCATCATCCTTTGATGCAAGTGGATCATTAGCACTATCAACAACAGGTGGTGGTTCTGGAGGTTCAACAACACACCCAAGTATACCATCAGACGCTAGAGGACCAGCGAATAATGGTGGATCTGGAGGTGGTGGATCAGCTGATAACCCATCACAACCAGGTGGTGGTGGAAATAGAACAGCAGGAACATCCTCACCATCTAGCCCTGCTCAAGGTAATCCAGGAGGAACTGGAGGACCAGGACCAGGTGGATCTGGTGCTGGAGGTGGTGGAGCTGGCGCTGTTGGAGCTGATGGAGCTGGACCAAATGGTTGCGCTGCTGGTGGAGCTGGTGGAGCAGGATCTTCTGCTTGGCCTGGTGACTGTACAACAAGAGCCGGTGGTGGCGGTGGAGGTGGTGGAGGACCAAACTCTGCTGGAGGTCCACCTGGACCTGGAGGCGCAGGTGGTGGTGGAACTGGTGGAGCTGGAATTCCAGGAAGACCTGTTAATCAACCAACTACTGCGGGAACTGCTAACACAGGTGGTGGTGGAGGTGCTGGTGGTGGTGATTTTGGAGGTGGTGCAAATGGAGGATCAGGGACTGTATTAGTAAGATTTCCTGGAGATATAACTGCGAGCGTTACACCTTGCACAAATAGTATAGCGTGTGTTCCAGGACCTTCTACAGATAAAGTAGCAACTTTTACAGTATCAGGAAATTTTGTTATAAGTTAACCTTTAAAAGGTTGATTATAAATTTTAATTTGATATAAAAATTAAAGTGGTATGAAAGTAAAAAGATGAATTTGACAAATTATTATTGGTATTTTCAATCAGCAGTTCCTTCTAGGATTTGTGATGAGATTGTAAAATATGGTAAATCATTATCTGATCAAATGGCTTTAACAGGTGGACTAGGAGCTGATCCAAAAAAATTAAATAAAAAACAAGTTGCAGATTTAAAACAAAAAAGAGATTCTAATATTGTTTGGATGAATGATAGATGGATATATAAAGAAATACAGCCATACGTACATAAAGCAAATGCAAATGCTGGTTGGAATTTTCAATGGGATTTTAGTGAATCTTGTCAGTTTACAAAATATGAAAAAGGTCAGTATTATGATTGGCATTGTGATAGTTGGGATAAAACATATAATCAACCTAATACTCCATCACATGGTAAGATAAGAAAATTATCTGTAACACTTACTTTATCAAATCCAAAAGATTATAAAGGTGGTGAATTAGAATTTGATTTTAGAGACAGAGACCCTGATAAAAAACCTAATATTAGAAAGTGCACAGAAATATTACCAAAAGGTTCTTTAGTTGTATTCCCTTCATTTGTATGGCATAGAGTTTGTCCAGTTAAAAAAGGTTCAAGATATAGTTTAGTTATTTGGAATATAGGATGGCCTTATAGATGAGTATGACTTTTCCAATGCAACTACAATTAGAGGAGTATTTTAAGTGTCCTATATGGTGGGCTGATCAACCTAAGTTTGTAAATAAATTAAATAAAGCTTCTGATCCTTATATTAAAATATCTCAAAAAAATTTAAAAAAACAAATAAATGAAAGAAACAAAAAATTTGGTGATAAAGGGGATATGGGTAATGTATTTCATTCTACAACTTTAATAGGCGATCCTAAATTTAATGATTTAATAAAATATATTGGTGCAACAGCACATAATCTATTAGGCGAAATGGGTTTTGATTTAACTAATTATCAAGTGTTTACAACTGAAATGTGGGTTCAAGAGTTTGCTAAAAAAGGTGGAGGACATCACACTTTACACACACATTGGAATGGACATATATCTGGATTTTATTTTTTAAAAGCTAGTGAAAGAACATCTATGCCTGTTTTTGAGGATCCAAGAGCAGGAAATGTTATGAACTTATTACCAGAAAAAGATAAAACAAAAATTAGTTATGCAACATCACAAATACATTTTAAAGTTAAACCTGGTCGTATGATATTTTTTCCATCTTATATGCCACATTTATATAGTGTGGACATGGGATATGAACCATTCAGATTTATACATTGGAACTGTCAAGCAATACCGAAAGGAGTATTAAATGTCATTCAAAAAAAATAAATATAGTGTTTTAAAAAAAGCAATAAGTAAAGAAATGGCTGATTTTTGTTATGCCTATTTTTTAAATAAAAGAAATGTTGCAAGATTTTTATTCGACCAAAGATACATATCTCCTTTTACAGAATACTTTGGAGTGTGGACAGATGAACAAGTTCCGAATACTTATTCACATTATGCAGATATGGTGATGGAAACTTTGTTACAAAAAGTAAAACCTATCATGGAAAAACACACAGGTTTAAAATTATCAGAAACATATTCTTACGCTAGAATATACAAACAAGGTGATATTTTAGCTAGACACAAAGATAGATTTAGTTGTGAGATATCTACAACACTTAATCTTGGTGGTGATGATTGGCCTATTTTTTTAGACCCAACAGGTAAAAAAGGTCAGGCCGGTATTAAAGTTAAATTAGAACCAGGGGATATGTTAATATATTCTGGTTGTGATTTAGAGCATTGGAGAGAAGAATTTAAAGGTGACCACTGTGGTCAAGTATTTCTACACTACAACAAAAAAGGTTCAAAGATGGCTAGAGAAAATGAGTTTGATACGAGACCATTTATAGGGCTACCTGCATGGTTTAAAGGCTTTAAATTACCAAAATAATATAGTAGAATAATAATCTGGCGGGAGATACACCACCACACCATCTCCTGCCTGATTATTATAGGATTATTATG